TACGAGCTCATGGTCCAGCGGAGCAGGCCGAGCGCAGACAGATGCTTCACGAAGAAGGAGGAGGAGGAGCAGGAATGACAGAGCTGAAGCCCTGCCCGTTCTGTGGCGGCCGCGCGCGGCTGGTCCGTCTCGGGCACCAGAACGGCACAGCGTTCGATGACTGGGGCATCGAGTGCGTGAAATGCGGCGCAATGCCGTGGGCGTTTGAAATATTCCAGTGCAGAACGCAGGAGGAAGTGCACGAAACCTGCGCAGAGCGCTGGAACCGGAGAGGAGGCGCTGACAATGGCGATTAAACTTAAACCGTGCCCGTTTTGCGAAGGAGGAAAGCAGGAATGAAAGTAGAAAACCCATGCTTCCATTGTTACAAGGGGGCGTCTGAGGGGTGCCTCGGCTGTTATCGCAGCGGAAAAGAATGGAGCGGAGATCTTGAATCAGAGACTATCGAAGTCGAAGATGAAGATGAGGTCCTCAAGTTGGATCCGGAGTATGACGAGGTGGACTGGGCATGAAGTACAAACCGCACAAGTACCAAGAGTACGCGACGCAGAAGATCATCGACAGCAAGGCGGCGGCACTTTTCCTCGACTGCGGCCTCGGCAAGACGGTCATCACCCTGACCGCGATCAGGCGGCTGAAGTACGAGCGGTGGGAGGCGCGCAAGGTGCTGATCATCGCGCCCAAGACCGTGGCCGAGGACACGTGGCAGAGCGAGGCGCAGAAGTGGGACCACCTACGCGGGCTCCGATTTAGCACGGTGCTGGGCAGCGCGGCGCAGCGGAAAGCAGCGCTGGCGGCCCGGGCGGACATTTACGTCATCAACCGGGAGAACACCGCGTGGCTCGTCAAGGAGCTGGGGCACAAGTGGGACTTTGACACCGTGGTCCTCGACGAGAGTACGAGCTTCAAGTCGCACACGAGCCAGCGGTTCAAGGCCATGAAGGCGGTCAGGCCACGCGTCAGGCGCATCATCGAGCTGACCGGTACCCCGGACCCGCACGGCCTCATGGACCTCTGGGCGCAGGTTTTCCTGCTGGACGGCGGCGAGCGCCTCGGCCGGACGATCACGGCATACCGGGACGCCTACTTTCTGCCGGACAAGCGCAACGGCCCGATGATTTACAGCTACAAGCCGAAGGCCGGAGCCGAGCAGGCGATCACCGAGCGCATCAGCGATTTGTGCGTCAGCATGAAGGCGGCCGACTACCTCGACCTGCCGGAGCTGATCGAGCGCGACGTCTACGTCACACTCGACGCGGCAGCCAAGACGGCATACGCCCGGCTCGAGCGCGACGCGCTGCTGGAGATCGACCGTGACACCGTGACCGCAGCGAACGCGGCGGCGCTTTCAGCGAAGCTGCTGCAGCTGTGCGCCGGGGCCGTGTACACCGAGGCGGAGCCGGAGAACGGCATAGAGCGAGGCGTGATGCACGTCCACGACTGCAAGCTGGACGCGTTCATGGAGCTGATCGAGAGCCTGAACGGCGCGCACGCCGTGGTCGCCTACGGCTTCGTGCACGACAAGGACAGGATTCTGGCGGCACTCAAGAAGGCAGGGAAGAAGGTCAGAGTGTACACCGGAGCAGCCGACAAGGACGCGTGGAACCGCGGGGAGATCGACATCCTGCTGATCCACCCGGCCAGCTGCGGCTACGGCCTGAACCTGCAGCAGGGCGGCCACCACATGATCTGGTTCACGCCGAGCTGGAACCTCGAAGAGTACATCCAAGCGAACAAGCGACTACACCGGCAGGGCCAGCCGGAGCCGGTCATCGTGCACCGGCTGATCGTGAAAGGCGGCCGCGACGAGGACGTCGTGCGCAGCCTGACCAGCAAGGACGCCGCGCAGGAGCGCCTGCTGGCAAGCCTGAAGGCCCGCATCGACGCGGTGCAGGGCAGGGCCAAGATAGGAGGAGAGCAGGAATGAGCAAAGCAGGAAACGGCAGGTACATCAACGCCGACAACTACGAGGAGCGGCTGCAGAGGCTGCTGCTGGTCTACGAGGCCGAAGGGCAGACCGGTCACGCGGCAGCGACCGCCGTGGCGATCCGGATGCTGCAGACGGAACGCGCATTCGAGCGCGTGGACGTAAGGAACCGACAGCTGCTGCCGGAGCGCGACGTAGCAGATGACGGCTACAAGGAATGCCTCAAGGTGCGCATGGCCGAGGAGCTCGGCAAATACGCCGTCGAGGAGGGGCTCGCGACCTTCGACGAGGCCCCGGATTGGGTCGGGGGAGAGCTGCGGATGCACGCGGCATTCCTTCGGCCGATCGAGCCGAAGTTCAAGCCACCGGAGCAGGAAGGAGGAGAGCAGGAATGAAAACACCGAAGGCGATCACCGAGGCGGCGAGGCGGTACCTCGACTATCTGGACGCCGAGCTCCAAGAGGCCCAGTTCTCGCGAGACAGGACACAGGAGGACCTCGAACGGAGCACAGCCCGCGTGAACGAGTACGACAGCACGATCAAGCAGATCCACGCCGACCAAGAGGAAATCAGAGCGTGGCTGGCAGAGCAGGAAGGAGGAGAGCAGGAATGAGCAAAGCGCTTAAATGCGATCGCTGCGGCGAATTTTATGAGCTGAGCCACCGAGGCGAGATCAAACATTCGCCATATGGGGTGTGGAAAGGGAACCGCAGCGCGGACCTTTGTCCAGCCTGCAGCGATGATTTGCGCAGATGGTACGAGAATCCGAAAGAGGGCAGACCCGTCGGGTACTGGATGGGCCGCGTCGCGGACGCCGCAAGAGATGCATGGGAGGCTGTGAAAGACACACCTGAATACAAGGCAGCCGTCGAGGCGGCAGCAGAACGGATGAGAACCGAGGAAGGAGGAGAGCAGGGATGGACACCGGACGAAACATCCTGAGCAGCGACAGGGCAAAGACCCTGCGGGAGATCATCGAGCAGGAGGAAGCCGGGCAGGTGTACGCGATCCCCGCGCGCGGAAACTGCAAGACCGCGGCGATGAAAGCGGCACTCGAACGGGCAGCGGAGCAGGTGCAGCAGATCAAGCAGCACCTGGCCGAGACGCGGCTGACGCCGAGCACCGAGGAGCTGCTGGAGGGTGTGCGCCTACCGGAGATGCCGAAGCCGAGCAGGGCGACGCGGGAGACATACGACATGGTCCCGCGCGAGACGGGCCGACTGGCGTACCAAGAGCCGCTGGAACGACTGGCAAAAGAGATCGACAGGCAGCTCGAACGACTGCTGACAGAGCGGTATCCGGGCACACCGATCGAAGATTTTGTCAGCTCGTTCATTCCGGGCGGGCTGAGGATAACCGCCCCGGATGGTGCGGCGTTCGATTTCGTGTACACGACGCACGGACCGAGCACGGCGGGCGGAACGACGACCATGACAATGGATCTGACCGTCGCGGAAACCAAGACAGGAGGAGAGCAGGAATGAAGATAGAGACCCGCGACTTCGAGGCTTTGACTGAGAGCACGAAGCGGGAGGTCGAGCTGGCCTGCAAGCGCGCGCCGATCATCGCCGTGGACTTCGACGGCACGCTTTGCGAGAACGAGTGGCCGGGCATCGGCGCGACCAAGTGGGAGACCGTGCAGGCGCTGATCGCAGCACGGGCAGCAGGCGCGCGGCTGATCCTCTGGACCAACCGCGTGGGCGCAAGGCTGCGGGAGGCGGTCGAGTGGGCCCGGAACCGGGAGCTCGAGTTCGACGCCGTGAACGAGAACCTGCCGGAAGTGCTGGCGGCATTCACGACGGATTGCAGGAAGGTGTACGCCGACATCTACCTCGACGACCGGGCAGCGCAGCCGAGCGCAGCGGTCCTCGGGCAGCTGTGGGAGACGGCACGCGAAACAATGAACGAGGCGGCGGAAGCCGACAAGAAAACCAAATCAGAAGGAGGAAAAGAACAATGACTAACGCAGACTGGCTGAACAGCAGACCGGAAATCACCGCAGCGGCGGTGGTCGCAAAGGCAGAGGAATGGTACGAGAAGGAGCACCCGCAGGCCGACACCGACACGGCGGGCCTGCTCGGCAAGCTGACCGAGTGGCTGGCCGCCGAGCACGAGGAGAGCGAGGCACGCCGGACGGTCACGGTCGTGACGACGCTGGCCGTGACGCACGTCCTGCGCGAGCTGGACGCCGATCAGGTGACCGGGCAGGTCGCACAGCGGCTGGCCGAGAGCGCGCTGCAGAGCGCGCGGTACGGCGACAGCTGCCTGCACGAGGTCGCGCAGGCCGACAACATCGGCATCAGCAGCGTGCAGGTTTTCGGCATTGAGAACGACGACCCGAGCGGGGAGGTGCTGGAGGAATGACCTACGACGACCTCTACCAGCTGCGGGACCTCGAGCGGGAGATCAAGCGGTACGACCAGCGCATCGACGAGCTGCGCGCACAGCGCACCGCGATCAACGCCCCGGCCTTCGACCGGGAGCCCAGCGGGCGGAACGATTCGCCGGGCAGGGAGAGCAAGATCGAGCGGCTCACCGCGGAGATCATCGACCTCGAGGAGCTCCTGCGGCTCAGCCGGGAGAAGCGCGTGATCGAGAAGCAGCGCCTCGAGAGATACATCAGCCAAGTGGACGACAGCCTCACGAGGCAGGTCATGGAGCTGCGGTTCAACGCCCAGCTTTCATGGAACCAGATCGCGGCGAGGATGCCCGGGAGCACCGTGGGCAGCCTGAAGATGATGCTCGGCCGGTATCTGGAGCGGCACACCGGGGACGACGCGTGACGACCCGCGGGCGTTTAGAGTGTTGAAAACTTGTGGAGAAAGCCCCGACGCGGCAGCGCGCCGGGGCTACATTTGCGGACTACAAAAGGCCGCACAAACGGAAAAACAAACGGACTACAAAAAAGTTTGTAGCGAGAAGGGGCTGACTACAAGTGAATTTGTGCAGTTTTGTAGGTAGCGAAGAAAAAGCACGTAAATACGCGGATTTACCCCTATATACTACATACTACATTTTATTCTTAATAGACCAATAAAAATAAAGAAATAGGGCGCGCGAACCCGCAAAACGCACCTCTGCGCTCAGAACGCGCAGGGGCGCGCGCATATGTAGGCGCGCACACGCGCGCGTACGCGCGTACGCGAGAGCGCACGCGGGCGAGCACGCAAGCGCAGGTGTGCACGAGCACGGAACGCGGGCGGGACGAATGAAGGCGGGAGGCGGCGGAAAAAAGTTGTTACCAATGTTACACATTTCCGTGGTAGAATGATAGCGTGGAGAGTGGGCGGGAGACCGACCACCCTCCTCCTGCTTTTTGAGGCGGGCACAACCCCCCGCCCTCTTCCTGCCAAGCGCCCCGCTCCCAGCGAGCCGGGGCGCTTCTCATGCACGGAAGGAAAGCAGGCGAGCAGCAGGCAGGAGGGAGCAGAAATGGATTTGCAGATCGAGCGCGTACCCGTGAGCGCGATACGCACATACGCGGGCAACGCGAAAGAGCACCCACCCGAGCAGGTCGAGCAGATCGCGGAGAGCATCAAGCAGTTCGGATTCAACGACCCAATCGCGGTGTGGGGCAAGGACAACACAGTCGTGGAAGGCCACGGGCGGCTGGCGGCAGCGCGGCTCCTCGGCATAGCGGAGGTTCCGGTCATCCGGCTGGACCACCTGACCGACGAGCAGCGGAGAGCGTACACGCTGGCGCACAACCAGCTGACCCTGAACAGCGGATACGACATGGACGCCCTGCGGGCAGAGCTGGAAGCGATCGACAGCATCGACATGACGGCCTTTGATTTCAGCTTCGCCGACGAGGACGAAGGCGGAGAAGGCGCGGAGCGATTCAGCGTGGACGACATCGAGGTCTACCGGTCATACGAGCGGGAGAACGACACCCGGGAGTGGTTCACAAGCAACTTCACCTTCCCGGCCAAGGACAAGGAGCGAATCACGGCATACCTGCAGAAGAACAAGGCGAGGATCACCGAGGAGATCATCGCGGCAGCCAGAGAGGAGGCCGGGGATGATTGAGTGCGGAACCCAGTGCATGATTTGCGATTTCCCGATCCACCTTGACACCTACATCGGGTGCGCACACGCGTGCAAGTACTGCTTCGCAAGAGAGAAGCAGAGCATAGCGACGGTGAGGCCGCTGGACAACCTCGACGCATTGCGGCGGTTCATCGAAGGGCACAGGACGAACGAGACGCGGTGGTGCGATTGGAAGATTCCGGTCCATTGGGGCAGCAGCAGCGACCCGTTCCAGCGGGCAGAGCTGATCCACGGGCGGAGCCTCGCGGCATTGGAGCTGTTCGCCGAGACCGGCTACCCGTTCATCGTGAGCACCAAGAACCCCGTGCTGGCAGCGCAGGAACCGTACCTCGGGCTTTTGAGCAGATGCCGGTGCGTTTTCCAGATCAGCATGGCGGCCCCCGAGTACGACAAGCTGGAGCCGGGAGCACCGACCTACGAGGAGCGCCTCGAGGCCGCGGCGATTTTGAGTGAGGCGTGCACCCGCGTGATCGCACGCGTGCAGCCCTACTTCACGGACCAGTACAAGGCCGTGCTGCGGGAGATACCGAGATACAAGCAGGCCGGGATCTACGGGATCATCGTGGAAGGATACGCGACGCGGAAGAAGCAGAAGGGCCTCGTGAAGGACGGCAAGTACGGATTCCCCGTCGAGGTTTTGGCACCGCAGTTCAAGCAGATCAGAGAGCGCGCCCACCAGAACGGGCTGCGTTTCTTCTGCGGCGAGGACATGCTACGGTTTTTAGGCGACAGCATGAGCTGTTGCGGCACGGAAGGGCTCGAGGATTTCAGACCGAACACGTACAACATCGAGCACATCGCCCACGACGACCCGACGCCGGAGCCGACGGAAGCGATGAAGCAGCACGAGAACACGCGGCCGTTCAGAAGCCTCTGCCAGACAAACGCGTGGGCGAAGCAGGTGAGAAACAGCACGTTTGCAGAGCTCATGCAGCAGATCGGCGGGCCATGGATTCAGCGGTACCGCAACCTGCGAGCGAAGTACGGCGAGTGAACGAGAGAGCCCGTCACGCATAAGCCAGAGCGACGACAGAACGCAACGGCGCAGCGTACCAAGGCGGGCCTTTTTTGAGAGCGAGCGCCAGCGAAAGCAGGCGAGAACGAATAAACCTAGTCGTGCGGTAGGAGAAGGGGCCAAGCCCGGAGGAGCACGGCGACAAAATCGCGCGCCGGAGCGCGCGAAGGCCAGCGGCGGCGGCCAGCGAAAGCAGAACGCGCACGTGAGCGCGCAGGAGCGCGCACGTGGGCCCGCGAGGCCCGCGCGGGGCAAACGATACCCCCGAGGGCAAACGGCCCGCAAATCGCACGCTAGAGGCCTCAGAGGCGATGCCGACGACGGCCGGCGCGGGCGATGCCGACGGCGCGAAAACCGCCCAGAAGTTGCGATGCCGACGGCGAAACACCGCAAAAACCGGCAAGCGGGCAGGGCGGAAAACCGAAAAGCACGAAAACGCGCGGTTTTCGGCTTCACGAGAACCTCGCCAAATGAGCGTTAGATGCAATACAGCAGGAAAGCAGGGAGAGCAATGGATTTGAAGATCGAGCAGCTGCCCGTCGAGGCGCTGACCCCATACGCGCACAACACGCGCGCGCACCACGCAGAGGATGTCGGCCAGATCGCCCGGAGCATCGAGCGGTACGGCTTCAACGACCCGATAGCCGTGTGGAGCGACAAGAACATCATCGTCGAGGGCCACGGCCGCCTGATGGCCGCCAAGAGCCTCGGGATGACCACGGTCCCCGTGATCCGGCTGGACCACCTGACCGACGAGCAGCGCCGCGAATACGGCATCATGCACAACAAGACCGCGGAGCTTTCGGATTGGGACTGGGAGCAGCTGGAGCACGAGCTCAGCGAGGTGGACCTTTCCGAATTCGGCCTAGCGTTCACCCCCGAGCAGATCGAGGACACCGAGGAAGCCCTGCTCGAGGCGGTCCAAGAGGACGAGGTCCCCGAGCCCCCGAACAACGACCCCGAGAAGGGCGACGTCCGGCAGCCCCGTGTGCACCGCGGGGAGATCTGGCAGCTCGGGCAGCACCGGCTGATGTGCGGCGACAGCACCAGCGAGGCCGACGTAGCCGCCCTCATGGACGGCCAGCAGGCCGACGCCGTGGTGACCGACCCGCCCTACAACGTGGCGATCGAGAACAGCGACGGCAAGACGATCCAGAACGACGACATGAGCGCCGACGACTTTCGGGCCTTTTTGCGGGACGCATTCAAGCGGCTGGCCGCCCACCTGAAGCCGGGCGGAGCGTTCTACGTTTGGCATGCCAGCCGGACGCAGGCCGCATTTGAAGCAGCCCTGAACGAAGCAGGGCTCGAGGTTCGCGAGCAGCTGATCTGGGTGAAGAACGCGCTGGTTTTAGGCCGGCAGGACTACCACTGGAGACACGAGCCGTGCTTCTACGGGTGGGCCGACGGAGCAGCGCACTGGTTCACGCCGGACCGCACCCAGACCACGGTCCAAGAGGATAAGCCGGACTTCGGCAGCATGAGCAAGGCCGAGCTGGTCGCCCTGCTGGAGCAGCAGTACAAGGGCGACGACGGCCCGCCGAGCACGGCGATCTTTGAGAAGAAACCGCTGGCCGACGCCGAGCACCCGACCATGAAGCCGGTCCGCCTGATCGCCCGGCTGATACGCAACAGCACCCGCCCCGGCGAGACGGTCCTCGACCTTTTCGGCGGCAGCGGGACGACGATGATCGCAGCCGAGCAGCTGGGCCGGAAGGCGGCCCTGATGGAGCTCGACGAACGGTACGCCGACGTGATCATCGAGCGGTACGAGAAGTTCACGGGCAAGAAAGCCCAGAGAATACGGTGACGGCCCGCAGAAGCCCGCGTGAGCACGCAGGCGAACGCGTGTGGGCCCGCAAGCAGCAAGCAGGGCAAACTGCCCACGAAGAACGAACGGCCCGCAGAGCGCACGCTAGGGGCCTTAGACGCGAAACGAGGAGGTGACCGCGATGCCACCCGGCGAAAACCTGACCAGCGCAAGAGCAGCTGAGCTCGGCGCCCGCAGCAAAGGCAAGCCGAAAGCCAAGCCCGACGACTGGATCACAGAGGACGGCCTGCTCACCATACGCGGCCTCGCCCGCGACGGCCTGACGAACGAGGCGATAGCCGAGCAGATACACTGCAACAAGTCAACATTCGCTAACTGGATAAAGCGATACCCGCAGATCGCCGAGGCCCTGAAGGAGGGCCGACGCCCCGTGATCGAGGAGGTCGAGAGCGCGGCCTACAAGGCGGCAAAGGGCTTCTGGACCGAGGACGTCGACACCGAGATCTACGTGGACGAAAAGGGGCAGGAGCGCAAGCGCGTGATCAAACACAAGCGGTGGATCAAGGCGGAGCCCGCCATGATGTGCTACCTGCTCAACAACCGCAAGCCGGACCGATACAGCAACCACCCGGACAAGGTCTACGAGCAGCTCATGGCGCAGGCGAACGCAGCCTACACCGGAATGCCCGCGGACCAGATCGCCCCGACCTTCCTGCCGCTGGTCTACGACATCAAGTCCGGCAAACACAAGGAGTACGTCCTGCCGGGCGGCCGTGGATCGACCAAGTCCAGCTTCATCAGCCTCGCGCTGGTCGACATCCTGAAACGACACCCGCAGCAGCACGCGGCCGTTTTCAGACAGGTCGGCAACACGATGCGCGACACCGTCTACAACCAGCTGCAATGGGCGATCCGGACGCTGGGTCTCGAGGGCGAGTGGAAGTACACCACGAACCCGCTGGAGATCACGAACGTCCTGACCGGGCAGAAGATTTTCTTCCGCGGCGCAGACAACCCGGACAAGATCAAGTCCCTAAAGCCACCCTTCGGCCACGTCGGTGTGGTCTGGTTCGAGGAGCTCGACCAGTTCCACGGCGAAGAAGCCGTCCGAAAGATCGAGCAGTCCGTGGTCCGCGGCGGCGACGAGATCATCAAGTTTAAGAGCTTCAACCCGCCCAAGAGCGCCCTCAACTGGGCGAACCAGTACATCCAGATCCCGCGCGCCGACAGGCTGGTCGTCCCGAGCGACTACCTGAGCGTACCGGAGGAGTGGCTGGGCCGGCAGTTCATCGAGGACGCAGCCTTCCTGAAGGAAACGAACCCGACCGCCTACGAGAACGAGTACCTCGGCAAGGCGAACGGGCAGGGCGGAAACGTCTTTGACAACGTCGAGGTCCGCGAGATCACCGACGAGGAGATCAGCCACTTTGACAACATTTTCAACGGCATCGACTGGGGCTGGTACCCGGACCCGTTCGCGTTCATGCGGATGCACTACGACGCGGGCAGACATACCCTCTACCTTTGGCATGAGTACACCTGCAACAAGCGCAGCAACGAGCAGACGGCGAAGGACCTGCGGAGCCAAGGCATCACCGAGAACGACATCATCACCTGCGACAGCGCAGAGCAGAAGTCGGTCGGTGACTACCGCGCATATGGCCTGCTGGCCAGAGCCGCGGAGAAGGGTCCGCACAGCAGAGAGTACAGCTACAAGTGGCTGCAGAGCCTGCGGGCGATCGTGATCGACCCGACCAGATGCCCCGTAGCGACCGAGGAGTTCCTGCACTACGAGTACGAGCGCGACAAGGACGGCAACGTCATCAGCGGCTACCCGGACGGCAACGACCACGCGATCGACGCCGTGCGGTACGCCATGGAGCGCGTCTGGAAGCGGAGAGGAGAATAAGCGATGTGCACACACAGAGGCGGGGCAGCCGCCCTCAGCACGGGCAGCAATCCGACCGTAACGGCAAGCCGCAACTGGATGGAGGGCACCGTCAACCAGCAATCGCTGGCCCGATTCAAATCAAACCTTGCGAACGATATAGCGACGCACAGCCCGCAGCAGAACGACACCGTGGAACGGCGGATGGAGAGTTACATCGCACGCGAAGAAGAAGTCGCGCGGAATTTTGACACCTACATCGCCTCGGGGTACATCGCAAGCCCGGACGCGCCGTGGTGGCAGAGCCACCAAGAGTCGCTGGGCACCCTGAAAGCACAGCTCGCCGCGTTCCGGAAGGAACGCAAGCGGCAGGGGCGCTGACCACAGGTGCGCGAAACCCGCAAAACAGCTTGACTTTTTAACCAAGAGGTGGTATGATGTGCAGTAACATGGGCGGCAGGGCCGCACCCGCGGCAGCCCCGCAGGCAGCCCCGGCCGTGATTCAGCAGCCCGCACCGGCGGCAGCACCCGCCCCGGCAGCGCAGCAGGCGGCAGCACCGGCGCCCGTGACCTACGGCCGGATGCCGATGAGCGAGGCGGCCTACATGGCGCAACAGAATTTCAGCGCAGCGACGCAGGCAGCGATTCAGACCTACCTGCAGGCGCACGCAGCGCCGGGCAGCCTTTACAGCTCGAGTCAGATTCTGAACAACGCGCTGCGCAAGGGGCTGCCCCTGACAGCCGCGCAGAAGCAGACGATGGCCGGCCTTGACGCCGGAATGCACGACCTCGGCTACAACGCGAACATGACGCGGTACGACCGCATCGGGTACGTGGAGCGCCTGCTCGGCGGCCGGAATTACTGGCAAATGACCGAGCAGCAGGTGAAGAACGCCCTGATCGGCAAGACCTACCCCGACAAGGCCTACGTCAGCGCGTCCCACAACCGGTTCATCCACGCCCCGGCAGGCAACAACTTCCAAGACAAGGCGGTCGAGGTCCGCATCCACGCCAAGAGCACGACCAAGGTGCTGGCGCCGGGCACCGGCCCGGGCGGCGACTTCGGCGAGATGATCCTCGCCCGCGGGCAGAATTACAAGATCGTCGATGTCAAGATGCCGCGCGGCCAGACCGGGCGCAGCGGCGCGAATTACTACCAGAAGATCGTGATCACGGTCGAGGTCGAATAAGCAGAGAGGAGGAGCAGGAATGGCAAAAGCAGCACCGAAGAAGGAGGTCCCGGCAAAGCCCAAGCAGGGCAAGGCGGTGGACCGCTTCGAGAACGACTGGGACGGCGTCCCGAATTTCAAGCTGAGCCCGGCGAAGAAAAAGCCGGCCAAGAAGAAATGACCGTCCCCACCTAGGGAGAAGGAGGAAGCGCAGATGTGTACGCGCAGAGGTGGCCTGAGCGCCATGACGACAGGCGGCAACCCTACCGTGACGCTTCGTGCGTCAGCCGTAACGGCGACGCCGACACCCGCGCAGCTGAGGGCGCAGCGGCTGGCGGCAGCGCGCGCAGAGGATGCCCGGATAGCCGACGAGATGGGCGAGATGCTCCGCGAGGAGGAAGCCGCAGCGGCCCTCCGGAGGCAGCAGCAGCAGCTCCGGGCCCAGCGTCTGGCTGCGGCGCGCGCAGAGGACGACCGCATGGCGCGCGACCGGGAGGAGGCAGACCGCGCGGAAGAAGCGCGCAACGCCGTCCAGCGCCGGGGAGCGCAGCTGAGAGCGCAGCGCTTAGCAGCAGCACGCCGGGAGGACGACGAGATGTCGAATCGGCGCACCCGTAGGAGAGGTAGCCGTTAACCAGTAAAAACAAATAACATTTAAGCCCGTGTGCGCAGAAACCGCATGCGGGCTTGACTTTTACACGAAAAGGTGGTATGCTGAATGTGCACAAACATGGGCGCGGGAGCGCGCAGAGCAGCCTC